CATTTGTGCTAATACACCAGCATATACAGCACTGGAATTATATGCTGTACCAGTGACGGCACATCTTCCATGTACACCTACAATAAATGCTTCAGCACCAACAGTAGTTTGTGTTCCTGTTACAGCAGCGTGTCCTCTTAAAGCATACACACTTCCACCAGCAGCACCAGCACCAGTATAATTTCCAACAAACCAAGCACCAACGTGGTATCCTGATGTAGCAGAAAAAGCACTTTGAACTTTAACTGCACTCATTGCAGTAGTGGCAGTTGTAAGAGCAGTAGTAGAACCTATTCCGAGAGCAAGTGTATGTGTGCCTTCAATGTTTATCCCAGCAGTCGCACAACTTCCGATAGATATGCCAGTTAATGTGTCACCGTCAGGTATTTGAACACCGACAGGCCATACAGGAGTTCCGCTTGCTCTAATTAATAAACCTGCGGCAGTACCGCTATTAGATATAGCACCTGCACCAGCTATATTGATGTCAATACCAGCGAAGGTACAGCCTACACCAACGGTCATCGTTCCTGCTAAAGTAGTTGCCTGATTAATACCAAGACATTCTGCACTGGTAACGAGAGTAGTTGTACCCTGTTGATTAAAGATATAAGCAGCCCTGAAAGCACCAGTAGTATAGGTTCTTGTTCCAGTACCGCCTGACACCAATTGAGCAAATAAAGCAGTTTGTGATACTCCGCCAGATTGATTTGCTGTTAATAGGTATCTACTTCTAAAAGGTGATATTACTTCACCTACGGCAGCAACTCCACCGTCATCACAGTAAATCTGTATTCCACCAGAATTGTCAGTTAAACCAGCTAATTTCATTCCTTCACCAGGTGTAACATTATCAGCGGATTTAACACCTATTTGTATTGGTATATAAGTTAAAGCACCAGGCATGCTAATACCAGTCGTCATTTGACCAGTAAGAGATATACCAGTTGTAGGAGCAACAATACTAATACCAGTCGTACAAGTAGCAATGCTAATAGCTGTGGTTGCATAAGTAGTAACTATCGGATAAGCAGTTGTAAATGAACCTTGTGCCGTTGATAGTGGTATAAAGTATGCTGTTCTATTACCAGCAGTCTTATTGACCGCAATCTGTAAGGTATCATGGTAGAACAGTGTTCCTGAGGTAAGTGTCGGAACTGTGGCTGCGGGTGCGTGTCCTACTTCAAATAGTATGTTTGAACCAGTGCCCGCTGCGGTTTCACTGAATACCAAATAGGGTACATTAGCAAAATTTGCACCACTACCAGGTAATGACTGGATATATACTATTGCATTCGGACAGGTTGCATTATCACTTGATACCTCTGCATTTATGGCACAGGTTAATCCAGTTCCTAATCCAATTGCATCAGCAAAATCCAGTCCAGCCCATACGCCAGTTGCAGATACTATATTATTACCAGCACCATTTACCGCTACTTTACCTCTGACGGCAACGATATTCCCACCCGTCCAGGTAACACCTGCATCAATTAAAGAGTAAAGTCCGTTTACAGTAGTAGCAGGGTCAGTTAAAGTAATGGTTACAGGGTCGGTAAAAGCCGAAGATGCCGTAACTGATACATTGACCGTTGGTGCTTCTAAGGTGATTGAAGTATCTGACGCTATAACCAGCGCCCCGTCTGCACTTGCACCGATATACATACCACTATCATAAAAATACGCTTTCCCGGTAGTATCGAACATTACATTCTTAATTTTCATACCACCGAAAGCATCACCAGCGTCATATGCTAATGCAGCGTATAATTCCCCTTTTCCAAAACCCTCCCCTATATGTTTACTAATTGTCTCAGACATTAAAATCACATCCTTTTTATTTTTTACGCAGGCAGGAGTTGTCGTCCTGCCCGCTTCCTATTTTTTTATAAGATTAGTTTACAGAGCAGTTGGCACAGCAAATATGTTAACTCCCCAAGCGCCGTTAAGTACGATAGGGCAGTACATATTCTTCCAAGACATAGTTCCGAACATTGCCATCGGGTTAGTAGTAGTAAATTCAGGCGGGCATACTTCAAATACTTGGTCTTTACCAGCTAACTTGATGTTACCAAAAGCATCACTTCCAAAGATAGAAACCATCTGAACTGCTTCGGTAGCTCCATAAGTTGCTATAGTTCCAGCAGCATGCCTATAGGGGTGAGTATCTTTATGGAAACGAATATTAGCAAACTCACCTACTAAATTCCGATAGAGGTCTTTAGGAGCAGCATAATGTTTTAAGTTGATATATTCGGTATCGTTCATAAAGTCATACTTCATCGCACCAGCAGGAATAACTGCGTGATAGTAACCATCGGGGAACAAAGGAGTTTCCTGAGCTTCTAACAAAGCACCTGCTTTCTTAATTAATTCAGCAGTAATCTTGTCGCCAGTAGTTAATGCCGCAGTAGAACATATTCTTATTCTATCGTCGGCACTACAAGCATTTGGTACAGCTGCTATAGTAATGGTCTTTGTAGCTCCGGTAAAGGTTCTGGTAATCCCTTCATTTACACCACTTAAAAACACTGCAACGCCTGCATCCGGAACATTATTGTCCATAATTAGTGAAACAGTGCTTGAAGCTGTGGCAACATTATCTTCGTATGCATATGCAGTATCACCATCAGCCCGTAATCCCATAAATCCCTTTGCAAGTACACTTTGTATATTAAGGTCTAAACTCTTTCCCGCTTGAATACCAAGTAATCTTGCTAAACCACCAAGTTTTGGATCAAATGCAGTCAACCATACCCTTGAAGATGGTTGTACAAAATTACCATATTCCTCAAGAGATGCACTAACTGTCTGAGCATGGTATGCTTCACCGGCAGGAGTAAATCCTTCGGTAAGTTTGTTGTAAGTAATGCTTGTTGCCAAAGGTGAATATCGAGTAAATTCTACATTATCCCCTTTGTTTAAGGGGATGTCCATATTCGCTTGTTTTTGAGCAAATTGCTGGAAAACAAGCTCTGGCTCTCTATTTTTTAAATATATTGCCTTATAGAGAGTTTTTATATCATTACCACCAGTTAACGCTTTAGTGCTACTGGCAGCAAATTGTTCGGTAGCCCAAGTCATAATAATTCACATCCTATTTTTTGTATTCCCCTTGGACTGCCAGTTATTTTTTAAAGTTCATTCTGAATACCGTATTTTTTCTTTATTCCCTGAATAATCTTATCAGGGTCATTTCCGGATGCAAGTTGTTCTTCAAAACTAACCGGCTTACTCGCTCTCTTTAAAGTTGTAATATCGGAAGACATCACCTGAGCATTGCTTAAGTCTGCGTTCTCCTCCTCCAACTCCTTTTTTGTTTCTTCTATTGTTTTCTTCTTAAACTCATCTTCTTTTTGAGGTAATCTTTCGGCTACTATCTCGCTATAGACCACTTCTCTTGCTTTCAATTTATGAATATCAAACAGTTCGGGATTCTTCTTCAAGTGTGCTTCTACTTCGGTTTCTATTTCGGAGTAAGGGATAACTCTATCTTTAGTCTTTTCTTTTAAGGCATCTATAACTTTCTTCTTTTCGTAACCGTAGTTTTGTCCGTAAAGCGGATCAATGGCGGCTTTTAATACTGCATCGTTATAGGCTTTAACCTGTTTGTTATACTTGATAGGGTCATCGTAGTAGAGTTCATCGGGCGGATAATCTGGCAAGTTAGCCTTGCCAGCCTGCTGGTCTTTAACCACCGCAGACTTTTCATATTCGTCTATCTTGGCATTGATTACCTCTGCCTCTTTTAGCTTTTGCTCTAATTCCTTATTCTTTTGTGATAGTTTGGTTGAATAAGCCTCTGTTTCCCTTGACATCTTAATCAATTCTTCAGGGGTCTTATTCTTAAACTTGTCAGGGATAGCCTCTATTACAGGCGTTTCCCCTTCTTCTGTTTCTGCTATTTCTTCTTTCTTCTGTTTGATTTCCTGTTTAGCTTTGACCTGTTCAGCTTTTAGTGCTTTCAGGTCAGGTGCGATTTCCTTGTCTTGAAGTATCCTCTGCTTTTCGATATTAGCCTCAATTTCACCTTCTTCTGCTTCCAAAGTGGCTTGAGCTTCCTCAAGCGTCATCGGGGCGTTTTTATCTACCGGTTCAGGAACGATAGTCTTATTGTCCGCTTGTTCTTGCGAGGCGGTTTTGGGATTGTTATCGTCTACTTTTTCCATTGATATAAACTCCTTCTCTTAATATATTCCCCTATATCCTCTCATTATTATTCTCTAATTTCATTTTTGCGTGTAGTTCCCTATGGCAATTAGCACACAACACTATACATTTTCTCATCTCTTCTTTAGTTAATTCTAAACTTTTACTTCCAGTTTCAACTCCAATATTAAATCTTTTATCCCCATTATGATGAAAATCTAATGCATCAGCACATTTGTTATAACCACAAATTGCACAACCTCTCGATAATTTATAGTCTTGGACAAATTGATATTTTCTTTTGCGAAGTTTTTTTACTTCTGTATAACAACATTTCTTACAAAGATATCTATAACCATCCATCCGTGTTCTATCTATATAAAAATCAGATATTGGTTTTACCTCTTCGCAAAGGTAACATCTTTTTTCCATTTATTTCTTCTTTTTCTTTTCCTTCCTCTTAACTAATTCTTCCTCTCTCTCTAAACCAATTTTAATTGTCAGTCCAATATCATCTAACATACTTTGTATAAATTCATATTGAAATAATTTAGCACGCAATATGGTTATGTCTGTATTTTTACTATCTCTAATATAATCCTTACATTCTTCCATTCTGCGTTCAAAAAACATTTCTTTAATGATTTTCCAGCCGTTAGTATTGCACATTTCCATTAAATTATGTGCGTCCATAGCCGATATGGATAGTTCAGTTTCCTCGTCGGTTAATTCTTTTTCAGTCATCTTATTCCCCCTTTTTTATTCGTGTTAAAACTAAATTTCTTAACGCCTCTGATAGATTATTTACACTAACAAAATTATCGCGATATCCATTTCCAATAAAATAATCAAGTTGACCTTTAAGTTTTGTTTCTAAACGTTCATAAGTAATTTTCATCGGTTCAGCTTTAGGTGTATCTATAGTTGATGCTTCTCTTCTCCTTATAGAACTTAGCTCATCCTCACGAAAACCATCTCCTATATGTGTAGTTATTTTTGTACTCATTTTCTTATTCTCCTTTCTACCCCTTCTGTCCTCCCATTCCTCGTGCCAGATAGTTTCCCCCAGCAGGTAAGACAGGGGTATTTCCTACCTGCTGACCAGACCGAGAGGCAGTCCGTGGGGGAAGTCGTGAGGCGTTAGGTCGAGGGTTAACTTCTTTCGGTTTATCTTCTTCGGGTATCAATTCATCTAAATCCTTTATCTTTAGCAGTTCACCGATACGCCTGACGATTACCTGCAAGTTCATAAATGGCTTCATGGCAGGAGTTCCGTCAGGATTGTTTATCGGTATCTCATTGCCTGATAAATCTTTCTGGGTGGCAGGTATCATGGTGGTAGCACCTATCTTCATAAAGTCTAATAAGTTCTGTATCTCTACTCTCTTTTCCATGAACCCTGATATGCCCGTAGGAATGAAGTCAGGGTTGCCCTTCATCATAATGTCTTTTTTACTCAAGTAATCTAAATTAAATTCGCTTGCCTTCTTTTCGCCTAATATCCTGACAGCATTTTCACGCTTGAAGTACTGTATATTGTGCCTGTAGATAATCCCTAATATCTTTCTGAAGGCAGGCTCGATATAAAACTTAACCTTGGTATTAATCGGCTGCATGGACTTTTCGGTCATCATGGCCAGTCCTCTGGCAGTATCATGGACATCCTTCTTATCCCCTGTGGGTACAATAGACGGGGTTGAGCCTGTTATCTCTTCTATGATTCCGTTGATCATGCTGATAAGCTGCGGTATTAATTGTATGGTTGAGGCCTGTGCAGTAGTGCTAATCTCTCTTATAGTATTAAGTTCCTTAACCGGTAAAACTCTTCCCGGTCTCATTAAGATAGTCTTTGCCCTGCCTAAATAACGGCTGACTACCATTTCATAAGCAGGATTAGTTACGATATTTACTAAATCGGTTAATTTGTTATAAAGGTTGGTGAGCATAGGTGCGAGTGCCTTGATATCATCACCGCTACCCATACCGACTAATTCATCTACATCGGAGTCATTTACAAAGGGAACAAATATATTATTGCACCAATAAGGATAGGCACAAGCCCTGATAACTGTATCTTCGTGAGCTAAAACGATAATAGCCTGTACGTATTCATCTTTAAAGGGGTTGGGTTCGTCAGGGTCATCTACATCGCCTTCGATAAGACGCTTGGGGACAAGGCCGTGATATTCCAGAGTATCTACCACATCTACATTTGGTCCAACGGTCTCTTGTAGTGCGTCAACGTTAAAAAAAACCTTCTCTTTCTCTTTTTGCTTGAGATAGAGGATAGGTACGTCATCTTTTTCGTATATCTTCCATGAAGATAAGTCTTTGCAGTTAGGGTCAGAAATAAAGGTCTGCAAGTTCACGCAACCTAAATCGGGTCCGTCAAAGGTAACTACATCTTTAACCGCTGTCTTGCCTGTCCTCATCTTCTCTACGGTGTGCTTCCAGGGGACATAGGCAACAGCATAGCCATACCTGACGAAGTCCTGTATAACGGGGATCATCTTTCTTTCGATATCAAGCGTGTTAAGGTCATAGACTACCTTTAAGCGCAGGTTCTCGGCGTTCTTCTTGTCCGATTCTTCACCCGGCCCCAGGTCGAACGATTCCGCACCCTTCGATAACAACATAGAGAGATAGAGTGATACAAGGTTGCGGACTACCTTCTTTAAGGTAGGAACGATAACATTGCCCTGCCAGTCCTCTTTGGCTTCGTTCAGCACGCCAACATACTCTTTCTTTATCTCCGCCCAGTTATCACGAAAGGGCTGCCAGAAATCAATACCTATTTTATATTTCTTTAATACAAATTCCTTTAGAACCTCGCCCTTTTTCTTTATGACAGTTTCTTCGTTCAATATGACTCATCTCTTTCACCCCTTAACTCTTCTCTTGTTTTTTTATATACCTTTATACCAACGCTTTAAATGTTTTCTAATACGCTTCTTAATTATAGGTTTCAGAAAACTTATAATTTCTTCTTTGGGTATATCTGTAGATTCTTTTTCTCTATTCTTTTTAAATTTACAATTTAATTTTATCTCTATATCAATATATTGACCATGTTCGCTAAAATTAATACTATAAGAATATTTCTCTAAAGTTTCTAAAAATGATGTAATTACCATCGTTTCCTCCTTTCTTATAATCCTACATACGGCGAGCATTTCGCCTTGTAGTCTTCATCGTAACTATCATCATAGTCTGCCGTGTGCGTTTCCTCTGTTACTACGGTTGCCATGTAGCGAAAGGCTGCCCCTGCGTGCTTATGTACATTTTTTGCTTCCCAATCGGTATAATCTTGAATTTGGTCATTCCAGGTTCTCCCCCATTGTTCAAGATGGGTAATTAGCTTTCTAACATCTTTATTGTCAATATTGAAATAACATCGGCTCATTATTGCCCTGGCATTGTCTACGCTGTTTTCAAAACTTGCCTTTGGTACAGGCTCGAAGGTAATTCCCACTTCTTCCGCCTTATCTAATCTTGATAAGGCTCTTAATTCTTTATTGCTCCCGGCCCCCATTTCTCTATTTTTGATGTCAAAGGGTGCATAGTGGCTGTCATAATAATAATCTTTTTCCTTCATTATTTTGGCATAATAGACAAAGGAATATCCTGTCGCTTCGTGATAATCAACAATAACAACCTTATTGCCGATTAACTGATAAAATATGATTGCCATGAAATCGCCAACACCTAAATCCCACGCTGTATAAACCGGGAAGGTCTCATCACATTGAAAACTTCCGATTCTTCCTTCGTTGCTGGCAATTTGAAGTTGTTTCCCTAAATAAGTTCCCTCTATCCCTTGGTTGAAAGAGCAGTAATATTCCTGGTTGATATAGTCTTCCGTTTTGCCTTTGTCACGTTCCTTTTGTATATCCGCTTCGGTTACAAGTCTTTTACCTTGATGATCATAGGTATCTTCAACGGTCGCTGTTATCGCATAGCAATCGGGATTATTCTTTGCCATATAGTATCCGCTTTTAAAATGGTTATTCCCATTAGGTGTAGAATTATATACCGCCCGGCCATCCGTTTTTAAAAGCATCGGAGATACAACCTCTGCGCCTCGTGGGTCTTGCCTGGCATATTCTGCAAATACTGCATCGTTAGCTGGTTTTCCTCGTAAGGCTTCATATTGCCCGCCATTAGTACCAAATATCTGTATTTGTGAAGTACCACCGATAGCCCTGACAGTTAGCTTCATATCTGCGTTATCCGGTTTGATTATCATTTCATGTGGAACATAATAATCTAATATATCCCGTCCATCTTCATCTTTACCTTCCCAGATTGCATCCCTGCCTTGCTTTAGTGTAGGCCAAATATAAGGATATGTGCCTGGTCTTTTAAAAGCAGAAGGGAGGAGGAATCGGCAAAAACATAGTAAATCCTTTCCGCCTCGCCTGTGTATATTCATCCATATTTCTTTTCTGGCATAGAAGGCTTTTATAATGGGTATTTCGTAATCATATTCTTTGAAGTGGTATGGGATGGGTATGTCAAGGTTCATATATTCCCCCTAAAAATAGGTATAATCATAAGCACCCCTTATTTTGCGTGCGTCACAATCAATCCTGAGAAGACTTTTCTTCGTCTTTTTGATAAATAACCTCATTTAGCGTGATATTTAGCGGTGATCCGTCTGCACCGGTAAGTTCGGTGAGGTTAGGAACAAGTTTATTAATGATCGCTTTCATAATTTCCTTATCCACAAAGGCTTTAGTTGCCACTACGTCCCAAAAATCTTTATTTTGTTTCTTCCCTGCTTTTTTTAAAGCAGCTAATAATTTATCGGTTTGGGTTCGATTCCTCTTTTTATTTTTAGAGATAGTATTACCTAATGCAAATTTCCCATTTTCTTTAAAATTTTTTCCACGATTTTCTACGTTATTATCGGTCATTTTTAATCACCATTCTCTATCGTTACCTTAAAACTTTGCCCCTTCATCATTATCAGCTGTACCACTGCCGCCACATCGCTTGCCGGTATATCCAGCTTAATCCTGCTGTTGCCGTCTACCCCTGCAATGTTTATGGCTGACAGGATATCAGGCAAAGATGCTGTGAATACTATCTTTTCCATTCATCATTTCCTTTAATTTACTGATTGCTCTTTCTTTAATGCCCTGGACTGTCATGGTGGGGATATCTATAATCGAAGCTATCTCTCGTACTGAATAGCCTTGACTACATAACTGAATAATTTCTCTTTCAGTTGAGGTTAGTTTTTGAAGGCTTGTTTTGAAGTCTGTTTGAAAGACAATTTTATCTTCGTCAAAAGCATTATTATCTTCCCAAAATGGTATGGAGTTTTCTGGTGGGCTTAAACCGTAGTTTTCAATCACAATTTTATTTCTTGCCATCTATATTCCTCTATTCTAATTATAGCGAAAATGTTGTCAAGTGTACGGATGGCAGGCAAAATAACCTCCTTTGTTTTAATGGGGGGCAAACTAATCTAATCTGCCCCCGGCTTTTTCTTCATTACTTCACCATATCGTTCAGTCTAAAATCATTCATCATACTTCTCGGTATCCCCTCAGCCCTGCCGATTGCCCGCTTAACCCTCATCTTGTCTTCCATTGCCTCGTGCAGATGTTTGGTATTGCTGGTATGGTCTAAAAAATCATTGATGTATTCAAGCAAGTTCCTGGCAGTCTGTTCAGGAATATTTAAGGTGACCATGATATTAACCCCCAACGAAAATTCTAACTGCCAATGGCTCATGAGTTCACCTCCCCTCTATAATATTATTTTAATCAAATCATCTAAACACTTAATAATGCAGTATTCCCCGCCATGCCCCTCAATGAATATCTGGAATTGCCGTTGGTGTTCGCTTTGCTTTCCTCCTGGCCTTTTAATTTCCAAAAATAACACTCTATTATTCTTGATAGCAATGATGTCAGGAATACCTTTATACGCCCCCATGCCTTGCAAGACGTGGAAATTAAACCAACCGGTAGCATTAAGGTAGTCCTTCACTTGCTTCTTAATCTCATTCTCGCTTAACATATATTTTAATACTTTAGCTTTAACCTTCGTCTTGCTTCGCCTCCTTTAAGTATTTTTGCTCAAGAGCTTTTATATCACTCTCCACGCCATGACCTTTGTAAATAACACTTATATGCTCCCACATCTGCCGATACGCCTCGCCCTGTTGGAGTAGGGAGATGATTTGCCTATTCTTTATAATTGCCTCTTTGTTGGCTTCGATTACTTGTATATCGAGATCATCATCTGGACAGCAATCTTCAATTTCTACTTCAAGAGATTTAATTTCAATCTCTAAAAACTCTATCGCTTCTTTAACCTTCACTTTTTTCACCTCCCTTTTGATATTAAAATTATCCACTACCTGCCATCGCCTATTTAGTTTTTTGGTAGGGTTGGAACTATATACATATTGATTACCATCTATATAAAATTTCTTAAATTCCATCGCCTTTCACCTCCTCTAATTCCATTTTATAAACTTCAGCTTTTGTTTCTATCATTTTATGATTTTTATATTCCGAATAGGCAGCTTTCATACTATTGCCATGAGTAATTTCAAAGTAAATATTTTCTATAGCTTCTTTATCTCCTTCAATGTGTAATATTATTTTTGCTCTCATCTTTTCACCTCCTCCAACCCCTCTAACTCCCGCTTCAGCAGTATCGCCTCGTCATCATCCGCACAGTTGTTGAGCAGGGATTTCAGTTCCTGTTGTCTAATTTTCTTCTCGTGCCACTTCCATGCTTCGGTCTTAATATAATTCAGACCGCTGTGACTCCACCTTTCTATTATTGCCTTATTTATTTTTCCCCAATCTACTTCTTCCGAAGATGCCATACAAAAATAGTAAGTTAAGGCAATATGTTTTCGCTTACATTCTTTATGACTGATTTCGTTTAGTATTGTAGATTCACAACATAACAATTCCATTGTAAAATTATCGCTATTCATCTTCTCCCTCCTATATACTCAATTAATATATCCTGTGCCTTAATCAATTCCTCAATTCGACTGGTGAGGTTGATTACGGCTACGAAACTGATAATCACCATGATGATTAGGATGATGATAAGCATGCGCTTGACACGGTATAGGTTAGTCATCGGCTTTCACCCACTTTTCGCCAGTCCAGATTTTGTTGTATTTTTCGTGCATCACAAAGGCAAGCCAAAGTTCGTTCATGCTGTTAAACATTGCCATATATTCATCAAAAGACGGAGAGCTTCTATTTATCCATCTCTGAAATTTTTCTATAATCATTCGATAAATAAATGAAGAGTCATTTCTTAATGCATGTGTTGTGGAATATCTTTTAAGAAATATTGGCAATACCATCTCCTGCAACTGCTCTTGTGTGGGTAACCAAACTTCTTCTTCTGGGATAAAATGTGAGTCGGTATTCAAAATGCAAGCCTCAGGTATCATTAAATATTTATTGCCTCTCCAATATAAATCCCCAAACTTATTTCTAAATGGATTACGCCATACTTCCTGTATCTCCTCCGCCTGCTCGCACATCTTGATCTTGATATAGTTATCGGTTATCATTTTATTCCTCCTTTCGCCGTTCCCGGCATATTACCTATACGCTTAACTTGATTAGCCAATTCTTTTAGCCGTACTTTATCCCGTGCTACCTGTTCGGGTGTCAGTTTTATTATTTCCTTTTTTTCCCATTTCGGCTGGGACTCGTCGTCGGTATTAATAGTCTTTGTTGGTTCATTGAGATAGTTTTCAAAATTCACTCGGTTAAACAAAGTAGACGGTCGTAAGTATTTCATCATTTTTTCATCACTTAACCAATCCGAAACTTTTTTATTAATAACCTGCTTAAAATCACCAAGTGATCTTCCTTCGTTATATCTTGCTTTAACTAAATCACGGTTAGCAGATAATTTTGAATCAAACTTTCTTTTTGCTTTTTCATTTAAATATAAGATAGGTGCTTCAAGGTCGAGTTTGCTCGACAATATCTCTTTCTTCATTATTTCATTCTTATCATTATTATCATTCTTGTTTATAGTGTCGCTTTCATTTCGCTTTTGTTTCGCTTTCATTTCGCTTTTGCTGTCGCTTTTCGTGTCGCTTTTGTAATTTTCTAAACTCTGATAACCGTTGTAATTTAATATGTTTAAGGTAAAACCTCGTGTCGCTTTTCGTGTCGCAATCATTGTCGCCGATTTTAGCCATCTTATGCAGTGGTCTATTTCATTTTTATTTGCCTTTGTTTTTTCCATGATCCACTCATATCTCATAAAGCAACTACCCCTCTTAAATTGCCTATTGTCTTTGTGATTGACTTCATTAATTAAGTAAAACCATATCTTAAACCACTTATCAGGTTTATTATAAAATATGTCGCTGTCTATGGTTTGCCTTGCCCAAAGGGTTGCACCACCATCAATTTTACTCATTTATACCTCCACTAAAATAATGTTTATACTTCATTCCCCCACACATCCCAACCCTCTGTTTTCTGTCTGGCAAATAATTCTATACGTAGTAAATCGCCAAATAATTGAACAATTCTATTCCTAACTTCTGATGGTTTTTTACTATGCTTTGTTCTTAATGCTTTTACTTTTTGATATATATTATTCGCTTTTTTATATTGAAGCATTTTACCCCTTGTTCCCAATAAGCATATTTCATAATTTTTCATTGTCCATGCTCCGAGATTAGCAACCGTCTTTCCTGTTTTTGTTATCTTCTCCCATATAAAAACTATTGTTATATACTTAAATCCCCACGATTCCATTACTTCAATGGCTTCTTTAATATGTGCATCCGTACTCCATAAAAACAAAGCACAATTATTATCTGCAATGTTCTTTATGGGTAAATTTTTAATCCAGTCTTTATGTTGGGTAGGATAATGTTTATCCATGCTTGTAAATCTTTTTCCATTGTATTTTTGTAATTCTTTGCTTGAAAACTGCCACGGCGGGTCAGCATAGATTATCTGATATTTCTTATCTGGGAATGGTATCAACTTTCTATCTCCTTTACATATCTCTCTATATACTCGATTAACCCAATAACATCATTTTTACAACATCCTTCTCGGTGCATAGCCCAAGATAAATCGTCTAATTTTGCTTCCTTTAAAATCTCTAAATCTCGTAAAATATAATTTGCAAGGTATGGGTCATTATTTTCTAATTGTTGTTTTGCCTCTATTATTGCTTTGTTTACAATATCAATTTTATTTGTCATCCCTCACCCCACCAACCCCAAGCTCAACTGCTCCCATTGCCGCCTTCTGGCCTTCTCAGCCAGGCAATTGCGGTTAACCCTTCTCGCCCTCAACAATATGCTTATCCCCTTATGCCGTAGCTCCTTGTAGCACTTCACCCTCTCCGCCTCATTCTCATACCAGTGATACCCGCCGGCGGCGGTGCTGATAATAGGTGCGCCGTCATCTATCAGCTCACGCAGGATTATACGGGTAGTTCTCTCGGTGATATCCATGCCCTTATCATTACACTCTTGAGTCAGCTCCGCCTGGGTCCGCTTATTGTTGTCGCCTACATAAGATTTGATGATGCTTAATATGATGGAATGGCAGTCATTCATTCGCCAGTTACCTCCCTTTCGATATCTCTTACAAAGTCGGGCAGATTAGTAAAACTTCCAGGTAAAGAAACCCAAACATCATATTTATTTTTTTTCATTTTCTCAATCATCTGTCTATAAACCTCTCCCTGTAGGAGTAGGTCAATAGTTTTTCCTATCCATTGATTATATTTAACTTTATACTCTGACATATTATCTCTGCCAATGTACCGAGTATTTTCCAAAAACATAATTATTTCTTTAACTTCCATTATTCTTTACCTCCTTATTTATTAACTTCAACAACCATTACAAAATTCTGCCATTCTACCTTGCTATTCCTCTTCTTTTCTTTCTCTATATTCGATATCAAGTTATCGTAGTAGTTCTCTAAATAATCCAAATCCACTTTTTCCGTATTGGTGATTTCGGGTAGCTTGCCACCCTTTACCTGCTCCAAGCAGTGCCTGAGTAGTGCTAATTGAGTGTAGGTCATAGTTCCCTCCTTTCTAATATATTTTTTATAGAACTAACGATATTTTTTATAGAACTTTTATAGTTCCCCCGCCACTTCCTGCACTTTCTCAATCGCCCTATCCATTGCAAAATATAACATTTCCGACAATACAATTATGACGGCAACGCAAACTATAATTATTAATTCGAGAAAGTTAGTTAGGTTTTTCATGGTCGGCCTTCTTAAAATCTTCGAGTGGACACCAAGAAGGAATATTTGTAACATCTGTTATAATTTCCAAACATATTTCACAATACCATTCTGAACTATGTGATATATTTCTCCATTTTCTATATGGGCATTCCATACAATCATGGATTTTCTTTATTTTTAAAACAGCTTTCTTCACTCTATTTCCCTCCCTTCATTTATATAGTCCTCTACTTCCTTTGGATTTTCATTATCAAAGTTACTCATAACACCACCGTCATAACGTTCATCTTTGGTCAGGTCGTCTTTGTCCTCTTCCCAGTATTCGCAAGTGTCCTCTTCATAAATTTCGTGATTACCACTTGCCATGCAATAGTCATTGTCCCTATCGTAGTGCTTACACGTTCCGCAGGTGTAATCATTCTCTTTAACTGACATTTAAGTTACCTCCTTTAAAATTTTTCCTATAATAGTAATCTTCGCTCCGGCATATCCTGTATCAGTCGTAAAACCTTTTCTCCGAATTAAATCAATATCTAATTCATCTAATGTTATTTTTATATTGTCTCTTTTACCTACAACAAAACCATCAGTTTCACAAAAATCTTTTCTTATTTCCATTTCCATTTCCTTTACCCCCTTAATTTTTTTCTAACTAAATAAAAATAAATATGATAGCGAGCCGGGAATATGCTACCCGGCTTTGTGGAGGTGTAGTTAGTCGGGCATATCTTCTGCGTTAATAAAATCCTCCGTACCACTCTTTTTAGTGGTCTTTTTTACAGGCTTGGCTTCCTTCTCTTTTGCTTCTCGCTTTAACCTTTCACCGATAACCAACTTGTCTTTATCCCCTAACCACCAGCTAATAATCTCGCTTGCCTTTGCTTTGGTGAGTCCATTTTCAAGATAGCCGGATATCTTCTTTAATTCACCTTCTGTTAGTAAGTGACTGCTTATAATTTGTGCCTTAA